ATTACATGCAAATCACAATTGTGGCGTTAAACAATCAAACTTATGATTTTGATGTCAATGATGGCATTGCTTTACAGGTTAAAGATTCCACAAACACTTATGTAAGTTTGTTTGGCGGGAACATTACAGATCTAACAGTTGAAGTTGGCAACTCAGGCGCGCTTGGAACTGAAATCAGATATACCTTGATTGCAGTAGGAGCGTTGGCTAAACTACAAAAAACAGTTATTGATGGCGTTTTATCTCAGGATGAAGATGGCAATCAAATTCTTGATCTATTAGATGACTTGCTTTTGAATTCTTGGAATGAATTACCAGCTGGTGAAACATGGGCTGGATATGATCCAACTGAAACATGGACTAATGCCGCTGATATTGGACTTGGCGAGATTGACACTCCTGGACTTTACACAATGGAAAATCGAGCATCTGAGGCTGACACTATTTACAACATCGCATCAGTAATTGCTAATTCAGCTTTTGGTGTCATTTACGAGGATAATCAGGGAAATATAAATTATGATGATGCTGATCATAGGCAAAATTATTTATTAACCAATGGATACATTAATCTTGACGCCAATCATGCTTTGTGGAATGGATTGAAAACAACAACTCGATCTGGTGATATCCGTAATGATATTTATATCAATTATGGTAATAACTTTGGATCTCAGAAAACAGCAAGTGATGCAACCTCAATTGCAACTTATGGGTATAAATCAGAAACTATCAATAGCGTGCTCCACTCGGCTGTGGATGCTCAAGCTGTGGCAGATCGTTATATTGCCCAAAGAGCCTATCCTGCACCTAAATTTGACACCATCACATTCCCATTGACAAGCACAGAAATTAATGATGCTAATCGAGATGCCCTATTAAAAGTATTTATGGGAATGCCAGTTAATTTGATTAACCTTCCAATGCAGATTTCAGAGGGAGAATTTGAAGGATATGTTGAAGGCTGGTCTTGGGCAGTCAGCTATAACCAGCTTTACATCACTCTAAATCTTTCACCAGTTTCATTTAGCCAAGTGGCTATGAGGTGGAATACCACGCCAATCACAGAGGCATGGAACACTTTAAGCGCAACATTGACATGGGAATACGCTACAATCGTAGCCTGAGATAAAGGATAATATGGCAACCACTACCAATTACAGCTGGACGACTCCAGATGACACCGCGCTGGTCAAAGATGGCGCAGCTGCAATTCGCACACTTGGAACTGCAATTGATACAACTGTTTTCAATAACGCAAGCGCAGCAATTGCTAAAACTATTGTTGATGCCAAAGGCGATCTTATTGCAGCAACCGCAGCCGATACTCTTGCAAGATTAGCGGTTGGTTCAAACGATCAAGTATTAACAGCAGACTCATCAACAGCGACTGGTTTGAAATGGACTACTCCAGCAGCAGGTGGCAAAGTGTTGCAAGTTGTATCTGCCACTTATGAAACAAATGTGCAAATCGCAAGCACCTCATACAATGATACAGGATTAACCGCTTCAATAACCCCAAGTGCTTCCAATTCCAAAGTTTTAGTTATGACGACACAAGGATATGGCATTTTCAATAGTCCTGATAGTGGGAGATTTTATATGGGATATAAATTAAACCGACAAATTGGGTCAGGTTCTTTTAGCACAATTTATAGACCAGTTGATACTACAGGAAATAATTTAATTGATATTGGTCTTACTACTTCACAAGTTAGAATGATGTTGGCTATGTCTTATTTGGATAGTCCAGCGACTACAAGTTCTTGCACATATAAAACTGTGGCTCAAACCAATTCAACTGCTAATAGTCAAAGTATTAATTTTCAATTAGGTGGAACTGGTGGACAAACAGGACAATCTTCAATTATTTTAATGGAAATAGGTGCATAATGAATAATTGTTTAGTAATGGCAATTCGTAAATTAAGACCTAATTCAGAATTTGTAATCACAGATAATGATTATTCTACAATTAAATGGGATGTATTAGATGGTGATGCCCCAACGCAAAAAGAAATTGATGCTGCTATTAAACAAATAAAAGCAGATCAAATAATTGAAGCGGAAACAAGAGCAGCACAACGACAAGCAATTCTTGATCGCATTGGCTTAACTGCTGATGAAGTCAAATTGCTACTTGGCTAATGAAGGCTTGGTTATCTAAAGCTGCTGTTCAAATGCGTGAGCAGATTGACGACAGTTTTGCCGATCGATCGCGCAAGTCAGATGGTTGGATCGGGGATCAAAAGCACCAAAACACCAAGAGCGATCACAATCCGCTGCCTAATACGCTTGAGGTTTGTGCTATCGATGTCGATGCTAAATTATGCGATCAGCCTGAAATGAGCATTTATTTAGCCGAGCAAATTAGAGTTGCTGCAAAAACCGATAAACGGATTAGTTACATAATTCATTGTGGCAAGATTGCTAGTGCTAAGTCATTTTGGCGTTTTGTCAAATATCGTGGAATTAACCCACACACAAAACATATCCATATTTCATTCAAACCAAATCAAAAAGGCGATTTCTTCAACATCCCACTACTAGGAGGCAAGTAATGAAACTAACCAACAAACACAAAGCAGCGATCAAGTCATATCTAAGAGCTGTTGCAGCTTCTGGTATTACTGTTCTGTTAGCGATCGCAGCCGATATTCGACCAGAGTATGCAATTCTGCTAGGTTCAATAGTTGCACCTGTTGCTAAAGCAATTGATCCAAGTTCAGGCAAAGAAGCTGATTATGGACTTAATGCGAAATGACAGCGAACGAATGGGTTGGTTTAAGCGTTGGCGTATGCGCCGTATTAACAAGTTTATTGTTGGTTCTGCGCTTCGTTATTAAATCATACCTGCAAGAACTCAAGCCCAATGGTGGCTCAAGCATGAAGGATCAATTAAACAGATTAGAGTCGCGTGTTGATGATCTGTTTATCTTAATTAGTAAGCGATAATTTATTTTATGGCGAACACACGAAAACCTATCAAACGCAAAAAGATCAATCGTCGCGTAGTTCGCCACTCTCCTGAACCATTATCAAAAATGGATCAACATTACTTGGCTTTACATTCTTGCTACACAGCTGCAAGGAAAGCAGGATTTTCGCCTGAGCACGCATTTTGGCTCATGACGGAAATAAAAACATTTCCGAATTGGGTCGTAGGCGATGGCGGAATCATTCCATCAATAGATCCAACCGACGATCAGGATGATGATTAAGCGCATCGCGTTCGTGAGTGACCTCCAAGTGCCATTTTTTAATGAGAAGGCAACGAAGTCAGTAGGCAAATTTTTAACTAAGTGGAATCCACATCGCACTATCTGCATCGGAGATGAAATTGATCTTCCGCAACTTGGTGGTTTTAACGCCAACACTATTGATGAGATGGTTGGCAATATCCATGATGACAGAGTATTGACCCAAGAGGTTTTAACTTATCTTGGTGTAACTGATGTGGTAGGCAGCAATCATGGAATTAGGCTTTATCGATCAATCAAGAAACGATTGCCAAGTTTCTTAAATCTGCCTGAAATGCAATATGAAAAGTTTATGGGTTACGACAAGTTAGGCATTAAGTTTCATCCTTTTGGTGTGGACTGGGCGCATGGTTGGACTGCTGTTCATGGCGATGCTTTTCCACTTAGCCAAGTGCCTGGACAAACAGCCTTAAATGGCGCTAGGAGGCTTGGAAAGAGCGTGGTGTGTGGGCATACCCATAGATTAGGGCAATCAGCCTTTACAGAGGCTTCTAGAGGTCAATTAGGCAGGACTGTATGGGGCGTTGAGGTAGGCAATTTAGTAGATTTAAGCAGTTCAGGCATGGCATACACTAGAGGCTACGCAAACTGGCAAACTGGCTTTGCAGTTGCTTATGTGCAAGATCGTAAAGTGCAGGTTATTACAGTTCCAATCAATGCAGATGGCAGCTTTATATTTGAGGGTAAGGTTTATGGGGCTTGAAACCGACTATCCTGATCGTTCGATTGATGATCATATCGATGAATTTGAGGATATTGGCGTTATCTAATCGTTATAAAACACGCCGAAAAAGAATTCGCTTAAAGCCTTGATTTAGGTCAAACTTTATGTATTCACAACCGTTGTGGATATGTAAGGGAGCAACATGATAGAAACAACAACACCTTGGTTATGGCTTTATGCCATGCTGGGGATAGTAATAGGTTATGGCATAGTAATTACAATCAGAGAAAACGCCTTTCAGTCAGGTTACTGGAAAGGTCGCAAAGACGGCTACGACATGCACCGCCGTATTACAAACAGCAAATCCAATCAAGTATTTGACTATGACAAGCAGAACTGAACTGCTAGATGAATGCGCCCAAATCCTTAGTCAAAGAGGATCAATTTACGGAAGCAGTCGAAGCAATCACGAACGAATCAGCGAACTGTGGTCTGCTTACTATGGAAGTTACATATCGCCTATGCAAGTTAGCCTCATGCAGCTGCTTGTCAAAGTGTCAAGGCTATCAGAAACTCCAAATCACAAAGATAGTGTTAAAGACATCATTGGTTACGCGGCAATATATTCAGAGCTGCACGACCAATACGAGAATGATTTTGGAGTAGATGATGGCATTTAATTTGTCGGAATATGAAGATGTGGCTACTTTGAACAAATGGTTTATATTAAATTTTCCCTCAGGGAGATCTGATATTTCAGTTATAAGCCATGATGCAGTCAATGGTTATATCTTGGTGCAAGCAACATTGTGGCGAGATAGCAAAGATGAGCAACCATGCGTTTCTAACATTGCATTCGGTTCAAGAGAGAGTTATATTCAAAACATGAAAAAGTTTTATGTTGAGGATACTGCGACAAGTGCATTAGGTAGAGCAATTATTCTACTTAAAGGGTCTGACAAAACAGCTACAAAAGATGACATGAGAAAGGTTGAAAGTGAACCAATTAAGAACATTTATGGCAAGAGTGGCAATTCGCAGATTATTGAAATGGCACTCCGAAAGTCATTTGCAGATGATGCTAAGCCAGCAAGCGAACCGACAACTTGGTCAGTCGGTGATGTTGCAGAAGCCTTATCAACCAAACCTAAACAACAAGAATGCGTTCATGGCTTAATGATTCTCAAAGAAGGCACAGCTAAAACTGGGAAGCCTTATTATGGATATGTATGCAGCGCACCAAAGGGAGAACAATGCGATGC